TGAAGCGTCCCATAGTATTGTAGCATTTGTACTTGCATCTACTGCGTCTTGTATTGTTATACCTGCGCCATCTGCAGTGCTTGATGTATCATTTGAAGCATGATAGTTTAAAGTTATATTTTTATCTTCGACATTTAAGTCTGCTGTGTTTATTGTTGTTGTTGTTCCGTCTACTGTAAGATTACCTGTAATAGTAGCATTTCCTGCAACTTCTAGTGATGTGCCATTAATTAATTCTAGTTTGTCTGATTTGAGTCTTGCTGATATATTATTTGCACCAGCTTTTTTGGTCATGAATTCTATAATACCATCTTCAGTAGTATCACTTGCGTCTTCTATTTTACCTGTAATTTTTGCATACAGCACATTTTGATCATTATCGTTTTCACCATTAAATTTAATTTGTCCTAGATAGTCTGCATCTGCTGGGGAAGCTGAGTCTCTATTGAATTCAATTATTGGACTTGCTAAGGCACTATTCTCTGTTCCTGTTAGTCTTATTGCAGGAGTTCCATCAACTGAGTTATTTGTAATTTCAAGAGTTGATCCATCAAAAGTTAAATCAGCATCGCCTTCAAGAGTATTGCTATCGGTAAATATTGCTATTTGATTATTCGCAGGAGTTCCTGTTGTATCTACTGTACCTGCGGCTGCATTATTATCAACATAATCTTTTACTGCCGCTGATGTTGGGAAAGTTGTATCATTATCGTTTGATCCTATTCCTTCGCTTTCTGTTACAATTGTAGCATCAGATATTTGATCTAATGTTAAAGCATTATCTGCTACTGCAAATTCTGTAAAATTCTCCGATAAAGTGAAAGTACCATTCTTACTAAAAGTTTTTGCGATAACTGCATCTTTTAAAGGATTTGGTTCAAATGATGCAAACTGTAAAGTTGCACCAGAGTATTTTCTAGGTGCTATATCTTCAACAAATATTATAGTATTAGAGAAAACTTCTGTAACTCTTGTAAAGAAACTTCTAGGAGTAAAAGTAAGAGTTACTCCACTTCCAACTGTAATTGGTGTTGATACTGTAAGAGTTGTTCCACTAATATTAATTACACTAACTTCTCCTGCTGCTGTACCTGTTCCCGCAGGACCTGTAATAGTACCTGTGACTGTTTGACCTATTTTTATATTATTATTTGTTCCTGAAAGTGTTATTGTAGTTGTGTTTGAAGCTGCTGAACCTGTAGCTTGTGTTGTGCTTGATCCATTTGAAACTTTTATTAGCTGTCCTGGTGTTAGATTTGAAAAATTACTTCCAGTAATTTTATTAGAATATTGATCTATTACAGTATTTGTTGCAAGAGTTGTTAAGCCTTCATTACTTGCTCCATTTATTTTAAAGTAAGTTGTTGAAGGACTTGAAGTTGTATCTACAACTTCTACTAATTGTCTTAATGTTTTTGTATTTGAACTTAAATCTAAAAGAACAAAACTAAATCCTGCACTATTTCCAGAGTTATTTGCTATATTCATCGTAGAAGTAGCTGCCGCACTTAAGGTTTGAACTTCACCATCTGGCCCTGTAAAATCAAAAGTTCCTGAACCTGCTCCTATGTTAAATGTTCCATTTGAGAA